GGTCCAACATTGTTTGTTGGTTAACGTGCTACCGAATGCGCCACCATTCACACGGCCACCCGCGCGATCTTTCTTAGAATATAATTGCTACCAGGGCCATTACGGCAATGCCACTGGCAAAGCCTGCAAACGCGCCGACCGCGCCTGCAATCTCAATTTTCTTTTCCATTTCCTCTTCGCTCATAGCGTTCCACCTACCTTAGTTTTTTTCTTTATGCTGCGCTGATGATCCTGCCATTTGGCTGCGTAGATTAACTCGTGCTTTACGGAGTAATCCAGATCGCTCTGAAGTATGTCCCGAAACCGATTCTTTAGCTTTCTTTTGTAATGGCCCTTTGAAGTATCTCGCCTAATGCGAACAGGCTCTCTAGTTGCTGCTTGAGGTTGTGCCGGTTCTGTTTTTTTGCAGTCTCGATCATGATTGATAGTTGACGTTGACTTCGGGCCAATGCCTGCTTGCCTTCTTGGTTCATCGCTTTTCTGCCTTCCATCGATAAATTTTATTCCGTATTTTTTTGCGATCTCAACAACGGTTTTATACGGTATCGACATAAGAGCAGATGCTTCTTTCTTTGTCAGCTTCATTTCTGCTGCCTTGATGCACTTGATGATATCTTTACCGGTCATTTCTTTTTCCTTCCGTCTGTCTCCCATGTGATACTGTGCTTGCGGCAGAAGGCACTGAGCAAGGCTTGGGACATATCCAGGCTTTCTGCTGCTTTTACTTGCGTCACTTGTCCAGCCAGATCCTCAACCACGCCAATCAGCTCCCGTTTTTGACGCGCCTTCATTTGTTTCCAGGTCTCCATCATTCTTTTCCTAACTGTGCGCCCAGAATCTTGAGGCAATTCTTGTATCGTTTGTCGATCTCTTCTTTGAACCCGTCAGATAGCTTGTCGATTTCTTGTTGGTTTTGCTCGATCAGCTCACGCAGCAACGTCATGCGCTCCCGTGGCGGGATAACGGTCCCTTCTTTGGTGGCTTCCAGTTTGGTATAGGCTGCAATGAGCTTGATGAGATTGGCGGTAAACTCTTGCGCGTCACCTGAACCCTTCTCCTGGCCTATGTGGTTTTTCAGTGTGAGCAGATCCCCGGCTGGTGGTGCTGGTGGCGGCTGCGTAGATTGAGCCTGCTGACTTTGCGCTGCTGCCTTGCGTGGCACAGCATCGATCTCATTGAGGCTGGCATATGTCCCGCCATGCAAGCCAATGGATGCCAGAGCGCGGCCTATGGCGCTGGTTTCTGCGTTCTCCAGGGCGCTTGTCTTGTTGACGTTACCCTGGCCCCTGATTTCTTCAGCCATGCCGGAGCCGACAACCATCCCGGCGCTGTTGGTGATTGATGCCTTGACTACAACTCGCTTGCCATCGTCTGTTAGGATCTCGGTGTTGATCCCGTGATCTGTCCCGAATGCTTTGCGGAATGCTTCAACGCGCACAAACACCTCGGTGTATTTCTTGCCGCCGCGCTGCGTGACGCCGTGGGTGCGATTAAGATCGTTCACCTCGGCCATTGCTTTTTGTAGTTCACTCATTATTTGATCCTCACTGTGACAGACGCGCTGCCCATTTGATATTCGCAACCTGGCACAAGCTCCCCTGCATCCATCTGCTTTTTAATTGCTGCCATGTCTGGCTTGACTGTTACTGTTGTTAGCTGGCTGGGAATGTCGTGCGGATCTATTACCACAACTTTCTTGCGGGGTTTGGTCCGGCTAACTGTTCCTAGAGCGTGTTGGATCTTAGTCTGGCCCATTGCATCGAGCAAGTGACCAATCGTGATCGAGAGCGCTTCCTGTTTTGCTGAGAGGCGTTTTGCTCTGGCGGTGTAGGTTGCTGCTAACTCTTTCGCTGACCCTTCGTAGATTGAGCATTCTGTGCGCTCTTGAATGAGCTTTCCCAGAATGTCCATTGCATCGGTCTCACCGTCCAGCGTGTCAAGAAAGGTGTCCTGATCGTCTCCGGTCAATAGCCTGATGTGATCGGCCATGTCGCGGATCTCTTCGAATTTAATATACATACTTTGCTCCCGATTTTGTGACGGTCCAAATGATCTCGCCGTTGCCGTACTGGTTTTTGTGACGCCGCCCGGTGTCTTCGATTAGTTCCATCTCTTGCAGTTCCGTTAGGCGTGGTCTTATGCTAGTGATAGGCAGCCGCAGAGAGGCGCTTATCTGCTCCCCTGACCCTCCTCCCAGGGTCGAAAGCGCGCGCAGGGTCTCCAATCTCCTGCCTGTAACCTTTGCGGCCACCTGGTGCGCCGCCGCCACCTCAGTGTCCCCTGCATGGCGGTGGTGCATCTTTTTGGTGTTAACCTCATAAATTTTCATCGTCTTGCTCCTTGAATATTGCGCCCTCTCCGTTGCACGTTTCGCATTCAACCGGATCTTCGTATGGCTCCCCGATATCCCGATCAAAGCTCTGGACGCGGTAAGTGACCTCAACCACCTTGCCATCTCCATCGCAGTCCGGGCATACCACTGACGCCCTTTCGCGCTGGTCCTGGAATATGTCTTTGACCTTGCCCATTACAAAACCCCCGCAAAGAAAAACAGAAGGTAGAAGGTGAGAAACAGGCTCAACACTCCGATGGTATCTTTTAGCCACTCTTTCCAATCGTCCATTACAAAACACCCCCCGTTTTAAACTGTATGTATTGTGTTACGTTATCTTCGATCTCGTTATTGAACTCGGCAAACATACGGTCAGCAACCGAAGTGACCTGTGCCACGAAAGCAGGCCAGTCTTGCTCCGCCTCCCAATAGAAGGTCGCAATCGCAAGGGTCCGATTGTATCTTCCGACATTTGCGTCAATGGTTTCGATGATTTCAATCTGTGCCGAAGCATTGTCTGCCATGTTAGATGCTGTGTGCCGTTCCATTACTGAACCCTTCCTGCTAGTTTCTTAAATGTGCTGCAAGCCCGGTCGATGCCGTGTGTGCTGGCTGCGTCTGTGAATTGTTTGCGCGTTACGTTGCGCCCGTTGTTGTCTGTCAGTTGAACCACAAAGCTTTTCTGTGTGTCGCTTTCTGCAATCACAAGATAGCCTGCGTGATAGTCAACTTCGTGAGTTTCTGTTTGCCATAGAGTTTGCATCATGCCGCCTCCCTCAAGCCGCGCAGATATCCGCATTGATAAGGGCTGTCCGCAGGGTCACTGTCAAAAGATGCAATTGCAGCTAATAAATCGAAATCATTTAATTTAGCATCATTACTCGCTTGAGTGCGCCCGGATTGGTATTCAAAGTAATTGTTTAGATTTATACAATTTGCCATCATGCCGCCTCCTCAAGCTGGTCGATTAATTGATCCAGCTCATATTGAGCGGCCACAAGTAAGGTTGCAAAGGCTATGCGGCAAGCGATCTGGCCGAAGCTGTCGCCGGGTTGGCTGATGCCACCGCAATCCTCAAGGTATTGCTCACCATCGCTTGTGTCATTGTCGGCGCAAAAAATGATACCTTTATAGTGGTAGATCGCAGCTTCGTGACCATCGCAAGATTGGTGCAAGAAATCCATTGCGTCATCGCGGTCGCCTGTTTGCTGCCAAGCTTCGATTGCCATTTCTTCTGCTTCTGTAAAAAGTCCCATTGTCCTAGTCTCCTGTTGTGTTGTCCTGTGAATTAGAATAGAGTGATATCACAATAACAGTCAACAACTAAATCAAACTTTTTTTAAAGTATTTGATAAACTGTTGAAAGGAAAGGAAAGAAAGTTGAAATATCAAACGAAGATGGAAGAAAAGAAAGCTCTGGTGGTCCGATTGCCTGCTGGGGTCAAAGCCCGTTTGGATAGCGCTTCGCAGTCTCAGGGGATATCACAAAGCCGTTTGGCGTCTGAGCTGATATCGGAAGGATTGAACCAATCTGTCAGCCTGGAAACGATACTTGATGATGTTGGCGTAGTGATCGAAGACGATGACAAATCAGATGTCACAGACTGGCTGAAACGGATATGACCACGACATATATCTGGCTCCCTGGTCAACCGATCGGCAAGGGTCGCCCCCGGTTCACTCGCATGGGCAGGGTCTACACGCCCGAGAAAACCCGCAAGTTTGAGCATCGATTGGCTGCGGCTGCATCTGATTACATGGCTTTGCACAACTTAGAACCGACAGAGAAGCCATGCCAGATGGTAATCAAGGCGCAGTTTGAGATCCCTAAGAGCTGGACCAAAGCAAGGAAGGCGGCCGCTGCGGCTGACATCATTTATCCCGGCAAGCCTGATATCGACAACATTGCCAAGATCGTCTTGGACAGCTTCAATGGCGTTGTTTTTGCAGATGATGCTCAGGTGTATGATCTCAAGGTATTCAAGCGATACGCCGTTGAGCCTTGTTTAGTCACGACTGTGACCTGGTAACAGAAACGCCCCTGCAATTTCTTGCAAGGGCGATAGGACTGAAGTACACTAGAAGAACCAAAAACAAGTGCAGGGTCAGAATAGGACGATCCTGCCCAAATGAAAAGGGTAAAAGCGATGTCATTCAAAGCGACAAATTGGGCGCTGACCATCAAAGGGCTGAAGCCAGCCACCAAAATCGTGCTGATCTATCTATCTGATCGGTTCAATCCTGATTATGGATGCTTCCCCAGCATATCCAAGCTTGCTGAAGATTGTGAGATGTCAGAGAAGTCGGTGCATACTCACCTGGACAAACTGGAAGCCGCCGGTCTCATTACAAAGACAGCCAGGACAAAGGGAAATGGCATCAAAACGAGCAACAGTTACAAGCTTCATATGTCAACAAATCCCGATATGAAAAATTTACAGAACGGATATGTAAAATTTACAGGTTCCGATGTGAAAAATTTACATACTAACCTAGTAAGTAATAACCATGTAAAAGATAACCTTAATAATATGTCCATTTTTGAGGATCTCTGGGCAATCTATCCAAAGAAGGTTGGCAAGGGTACAGCTCGTAAAGCTCTGGCGACAGCAATGAAGAAAGCTCCAATCGATCAGATCCAGCACTCGCTCTCGCTCTTTGTCCGATCATGGGGCAATCAAGATAAAAAATTCATGCCGCACCTGGCAACCTGGCTGAACGGTGAGCGCTGGGATGATGAGATCCAGCAACCCTCATTGCAGGACATGACCTCAGACCAGCAGATGCAGGCAATCCTTGGCTCACTGGAAACCGACAGAAAGATGATCCAATGAACTACGAACAACGAACCAAATCGATCGGCGCATGGCTCCAGAAAGAGCTTCAGTCGTATGACGTACCGGCAAACCATACGCCCGAAAGAGCAGCAACCGAAATGACCGCAATGGTCGAAGACATCAACAGCGAGATCGTTAGCAGCATAAACGAGGAAGGATTGCAGAACATCCTCCGCAACATGGGCAAAGACATCCGCAAGAACAATCGCACCCGATCATGGCCAACAATCTACAACATGGTCAAAGCAGCACAGAAATGCTCAGACGCATACAAACCACCAATTCTAGGACCGGCAAAGTCAATCGCATGGGACAGTGACGCAATCGAAGCCAGACGAATGAACCGGGGAGATCCAGTCGCAGAGACCTATATCACCGGATCAGGTGCAGACAGACTGCTAGAAAAAAACCTCGTCACGATGAACGTGATCCAAATGTATCGGCA